CTGACGAACATACAAAAGAAGATTTAGAAGAAAGAATAAGATCAAAAAAATTAAATTTAATAAGAGGAGAATAAATTGGGTGTTTCAACAGTATCTGTAAAATACACTTTGTCAAATAATAAAGAAGCGTTTATTTCTACTACTGGAACTAAAGAAGAAATAGTCGAAGCTATAAGATTTTTTGAAAAAGAATTGAAATTGAAAGGAGAAAAATAAGAGAATGTTAAAAGGTTTGCAAAATATAAAAGCGCATTCAGAAGAAGTTCAAAAAGCTAAATCCGAGAAAGATAATTTAATAAAAGTACTTAGGATAAGTAGTGGTGATTCTGTTAAGCTTAGATTTTTAACTGATGGTGATGAAATTATTCAAGTACCATTTCATAATTATACAATAAACTTTCCCTCAGGAAAGAAATTCTCTAAAGATGTTTATTGTGTGGGTAGAGATTGTCCGATATGCAGTGGCGATAATTTCACTGAAGAAAACAAAGCTATCAGACAAAAAATACTAGCGTATATATTTGTCTATGAGATTGAACACAGACAAAAAAGGCCTGATACTGATTGGAAACTAGATTCTGCCACAAAGAAATATTTAGAGAAAGTAAATTTTCCAATGTTGCTTTTTACTGGAAAAGGTAATGGCGGATATATAGAAGGCCTATTTACTAGTTATTACGGTAAATATAAGACTCTAGTAGATAGAGACTATACTTGGGAACGCAAGGGTGACAGTATGAATGATACCACGTATGCTCTTATGCCAGATGATAAAACAAAAGCTTCTAGCATAGTCACTGAGTCTAAGAAGGGTTTAAAATCATTAGAAGACTTACTTACAATAATGTATTCTTCAGACGGTATACGGGGAAACACAAAATCTGATGAAAGTTCTCAGCAAATATTAGATTCACTAACTAAATCTAATGACAGTTTATTTTAAAAGTTAAAAAGTGTGGTCAGCTACTCTTTCCGATTGAGTTGCGGGGAAAGTAGAATTATACTCATATTGGTGCAAAAATTTAAAGAATGTATTTTCGTAGAGCATAACTTTAAAGAGTAAGTTAAATCGGATTTTTTAATTGCAAGAAATTGCCTAGCAGCCAATAATATAAAACATAAGAAAAGACGTAAAGAGGCTTAAAAATGGAGATAAAAAAATTAGACAAATCTTCATATAATCCGGGAAGCTTGGAAGCAATAGAAAGAGGTTGTACATGTCCTCAAATGGATAATAATTATGGAAAAGGTGTGGGGAACGGAAACTATTGGATGCTTGAAGATTGTCCTTTACATGGGAGTTTCTTAATTGATGACGTTCCCATAAAACTTAGAAAGAAGAAAAAACAAACAGTGACCGCGAGAATTGTCGATCCCGTGGGTTCTCTTTTCTCAGGGGAAATAAGAGAAACATTAAGTTTAGAAGAACGTGTGAAACTGTTAGAAGAAAGGGTTTTTGGCTTGGAAAAAATTATAGCAAACTCAAATAAACCACACGAACACCGTAGATTGAATAATATAATAGGAAGATAAAATTTGGGAACAAAATTAGAAAATCTACCAAATATAAATGTTATGAAGGAGTAAATATGGCGAAGGTAAGCGTAGATTTGGGATTAACTTTAAAATTACCAAAGGGTGATAATTTTGAATTTATACGACCCGCAGTGTCAGTGCAAGAAGTAGATGTTAGTAATGTAGACAAGGAACTTGAACTAGTAAGAAAAGCTTTACCAAAAGTTTGGGATGAAGCTTCGACACAACTGGAAACATTGTTAGAAAAGGAATTTACTGATTTAGACGTAGAGAAAAAGAAATCGCTAGTAGAAGTAGTAAAAGTGCTTAGAAATGAAGTAAAAATACTAAAAGAAGCTGTGTTAGCCATAGAAAAGAAAAGCAATAAATGAAGTTGAAAGTAGCTATTTTAGGATCTGGGCCCTCAGGTTTAATGGCTTATTGGGCATGTTTGAACAGGGGTGTATATCCTCAAATTATCTCTGATAATATTAAAGTGCCCATTGTAGAAGGATTTCATTATTTGCATGAATCATGTGGACTACCTTTAAAACCCAGCTCATTGCTTCACCAAATTATTCCGAATAATTGTGATTTAAAAGTTGCTAGTGAAAACTATAGTCAAAAAGTCTATGACAACACACAGATGAAGAACAATGTTCGATGTGGTTACCAGGAGATTTATAATCTTCGCGAAGCAATTAATTTTTTATATAATATAGCTAAAGGTCAAATGTTGAACTTAAGAATTACTAGTATTGCTGATGTTAACTCTTTATCTACCAAGTATGATTTAGTATTTTCAAGTATCCCATTTAATTTTTTCTTTCCTGGAAATTGCTGTTTTAGGATTAGTTTTATTAAACATTATCATGATCTTGCTAACCTTAATTTCTGTTTCTATGATACTTTGCCTGATAGTGTGTATCTTAGATTTGGCACAGTATTTAATAGTGCATTTATCGAAGCAAAAACACAAATTGATGCTGACTACAAAGCTACTATAAAAGTTACTACTACTAATGTCATTGGCGGAGGATTCAATGAGAATGTTATAAGAATAGGACGTTTTGGTGCATGGGATAAGAAAGAGAGAATTGATACTACTTATCATAAAGTTATAAAGGTGCTTGATGGAAGAACTGTATAATATACAAAAAAGATTTACTGATAAAATATTAGTTGATTATGGTGTAAAACATCCTATTACTTATGCTGATAAAGTTAGGCTCACAAAAGAATATATCTTGTCTTTACATAGTGAATGTGATGAAGTATTAGAACAACTAAATTGGAAAAGCCATAGAGCTGAAAATAAAGAGTTGAACATAGACAATGTTTACACAGAGCTTATAGATGTTCAGAAATATTTGTGGGGATTAATGTATATCTGGGGAATGGATGTAGAAGTAATATCAAAAATATTTACTTTGAAATCTTTGGAGGTAGAAAGAAGATGGATTCAAGATAAAGAACTTTCTAATAATAAGGATAATATTTGCTTAATTGATATCGATGGCGTATTAAACAATTATCCAGTATGCTTTTATGACTGGGTGCTATCTACATATAATAAAGAATATAGCGAATATATTAATAATCCTGTAGAATATGAACGCTATAAACATTTATATAGATCTAGCGACGCAAAATCTAAACTTCAAGTAATACCCTCATCTATTGAAGCATTAGATAAACTTAAACTTAAAAAGTATAAAATAATATTATTTACAAATAGGCCCTTTTCGAAATACTTTTTAATGTATTCTTATACATTACAATGGTTATCAGATAATAGTATTCCCTATGATTATTTGCTTTCATCAGAGAATCGAAAAATAATTGATTGCAAGGGGATAAATAATATAAAATTTATTATTGATGACAATAAAGATACTTGTAGTGATTTTAAGGCATTGGGAATAAAGGCGTATCAATTTGGAGTAGATATAAGGAATATTAAAGAAATTGAGGAATTGAAGTGAATAGCATAGGTGAATTAAGAAAAATAATGGGAACAAATCCCAAAGAAAACGTAGAACTTAAAACTGAATTCTATGAGGGTGTAAAAGGAATTTCAGTAAAACTAATGGATTATAACATTAACCCATATAAAGCGATGTATAATATGGCAACTTCAACATGGGGAAATACTATAGATAAATGGCATGAAACTTCTTTAGAAGGCAAATTCCAGGTAATAAAAGCAATATTAGAATTTAAAGCTTTGCCTAACGCAATGGAAGAACCCACATTTTGTTTTGCAATAGAAAAATGTTCTAGATCAGCGTTTGACCAAATAGCGAGAGCTAGAATAGGGGCAGTATTTTCGAGTCAGGGTTGGCGCGACAATGATCATTCTGACATAGGATTTAGAGTGCCACAGTCAATTTGGGATGATGCGCAATCTCTTGATAATTTTAAGATATCTTGCAATATGGCAAAAAAGGAATACCATAGATTAATTTCTGAGGGACAATCAAATTGGCAAGATGCAAGAGCTCTACTCCCTATTTCTGCTTGTCATAATTTTTCAATGTCTATGAATTATATGGCTTTAAGAAATTTTTGTAATAAAAGATTGAAAAATTGCGAACAAGCAGATACCGTAGCAGTGGCATGGTTAATTAGAGAAGAAGTGCATAAAGTATTTCCTTTATTGGGTAGTTATCTAAGACCCTCATGTGACTGGAAAAGAATCTGTGAATATCATCAGAATTATGCTTTATCAGAAGCTTTTGGTTGTCTATTTAGGAGTTGCGGTAGAAATAAAGATTTGAATCAAGATAATTATGCTTCTTTTAATTATTCTTGTTCTAATAAGGACACGATTGCAAAACAATTAGGAATTACAATTCCTAATGCTGACGAGTATCTTCCTATTAGTAATGTAGAGTATTTATCTAAAAATGATTTTGGATTATTCAATGCTGATTAAGACAAACAATGAATTTAACACACTATTAGAGGACATCAAATCGCAGCAATATATTGGATTTGATACTGAAACTACGGGATTATTTCCATTTTTAGGAGATAGGATTTGTGGTATTTCAATTTCATTTAAAGATAAGCGAGTATTTTATATACCCATTAAGAATATATATAATAGTCATGGGTTTTCTAACAATGCGGTCAAACTATTATATGACATGATCATTTCAAATAATGTTACTATTATTGGGCATAATCTAAAATTTGATCTCGAGATGTTATATTTTGAAAACATTGATATTTTTAAATTTAAGATATATGACACTTTAATACTTGCGCGTCTTTGTTTAAAAGAGAAATTTAGATATGGACTAAAAGAAATTGCTAGTGAATTGATTGACGAATCAGCGAAAAGCTCAGAAGACATACTTAAAAAATTGATGCGCAAGAGTAAAATTAAGTCATATGCACAAGTTCCAATAGATGATATGGTTACATATGCATCAAATGACGCATTATATACGCTAGAACTATTTAAACTTTTTCAAAAACAAATAGTTGATGAGAACTTACAAGCTATTTGTGAAATAGAACATAGATTATTATTTACATTAATACAAATGGAATTATCGGGCGTAAAAATTGATAGAGAGTATGTTACTAAATGTCAAGTAATAGAAACAAAGAAATTAGATTTATTACAGAAAGAGATTTTTTCTTTTGCAAGAACTGAATTTAATATATTGAGCAATAAGCAGTTAAATGAAGTGATGCAGAGTTTAAAGTTCACTTCGCCTGTAATGGGAAAAAATTCATTTTCATGGAGTGAAGAAGTTTTAGCGCAATTACAGCATCCATTTGCTGATGCAATTTTGCGTTATCGCACACGTGCTAAACTTTTATCTACATACATTGAGCCATTTCTTAATTATACAAGTGACACTAACGAATTTATTCATTGTAATTTTAGACAGTATGGAACTAGAACAGGGCGTCTTTCTTGTGTTGAACCAAACTTACAAAATATTCCTAGAATAGAAGAATTTCCCACTAGGAACGTTTCATTAATTACTAGTAGCGATAATATTAACAAGATGATAGATGAAAATGATATTAGCAGTATTCGTTCTGCGTTTATTCCATCAATAGGGAAATTATTTTTCTTTGATTATAGTCAAATGGAGTTACGAGTTGCAGCTGATTATGCAAATGAAGACGTGATGATTGATGCATTTAATAAAGATATTGACGTACATAGCGCTATTGCACATGAGTTATTTAAGATGCCCGAAGACAAAGATTCAGCAGAATATAAGTATTTGCGTGATACAACTAAAAAAATAGATTTCGGTATATTATATGGTATTGGCCCGAAATTATTATCTACACAAATAAACAAAACGTATGATGAAGCTAAAGCGTACTTAAATAAATTTTTTAAGCGCTTTAAGAGTTTAAAACAATTTATTGATAAAGTTGCAAAAACAGTTGAAACTAGAGGTTATATTTTTAATAAATTTGGTCGAAGATATCGAATTGATGCAGAACGTTCATATACGGGGATTAACTATTTAGTGCAAGGATCTTGCGCAGATATATTAAAATCTGCAATGGTGAAAATTGCAGACTATTTAAAAGATAAGAAAACAAGAATGATTCTATCAATTCATGATGAGCTAGCATTTGATGTTGCAAACGATGAATATTTCGAGGTTATTCCTAAAATAAAAGAAATAATGGAATTCTCTAGTGTACTTAACCGTGTGCCATTAAAAGTTGAAGTTGCGTATTCATCATTTAGTTGGGGTAAAAAAGCTGAATTTAATATTGACTTATATAATTTACATTGTCAACAATATAGTTGTTCAAACTGCAAATTATGCGAACTAAGTGTGAATATAGCAAATTCTCAATTGGGTCATGGGAAATTAATTGGCTATGGTTTTGGAAAAGTCTTCTTTGTTGCGCAAAATCCATCTTATTATCGGCATAAAAATATTATCACGCCCATTGATGACGTGGGTATCAGTCGCCAATTCATGAACATGCTATTTTCATTGGGTTTTAAGTCAAAATATTACTATACAAATTTAGTTAAGTGCAGCACTAAAGATAATATTGTTCCTGATATTGAAACTATTAATGTTTGTGCAAATAATTGGCTACAAAAAGAACTTAAAATCGTACAACCTAAATTAATTGTTGCAATGGGAAAGCTATCAATAGATTTTTTCAATGGTAAATTAGGCGAATTTACTCACTATAATGATTGTGATGTATATTCGATATATCATCCGTCGTATATTGCGCGAAACAATAATTTAAAGAAAGAATACATTGAGGAGTTAGAAAAAATTATAGGAGTTGCAAAATAAAAATATTGATTTTCGAGGGACTTGATTGCTCTGGAAAAAGTCCTGTGATTACTAGAATTCGAGAACTTCTGGGTAAATATAATTTTCATGATTTAGTAATTGATAGATTCATATGTTCATTGTATGTCTTTGATACATTTTTTAAGCGCGTGACACCAGAAAGAATGCGTGAAATTAAAGAAATGCAAGATAATTTTTCAAAATTGCCAATAGTAACAATTTTTCTAGATATTTCTCCTGAAATAGCATTTAAGCGTTGTCAAGTTAAGGAGACTTTTTTTAATTATTCAATTACAGATTTGACACAAATGCGCAACATATATTTTAAAGCATTTACAGAACTGGGTGTGCAAAATATCTTACATATAGATGCGAATAATAAAGATATTGACACTATCGCAAAAGAGATATTGGAGAAAATTAAATGACAACTGTACTAGTTACGGGCGAAGATGGAATGTTAGCTAGAGAAGTCATAGCACAATTATCTCGAAATACACAGTATATACTACTAAACCAGTACATTCTTGAGCAACATAAAACATTTAAAACACAATACAATGAATATCCTGAACTTGATATACGCGATAATGAATTAGTGCAACATTATTTTACCAAATTAAAACCTGATATTGTCACAAATACAGCTGCAATAGTAAATACAGATAAATGTGATGACGACAGAAACTTAAGTTTTTCTTGCAATGTTGTTGGTTCGCACAATATAATAAGCGCTTGTAAAAAATATCATACATTTCTAATTCATTTTGAAACAACTGCGATGCTTGATTGTCATCCAACTATAAAATTATATACTGAGACATCACAAATAAATCCTAAAACTTATTATAGTTTAACTAAGTACTTATCTCATTTAGATTTATTGGGATATTTTAGATTAGATGATGTTTTACTGTTGCGTATATGCTTTGTATATGGTGCGCAAAGGGATACTAGTAGTAATATTTCAAAGATAATACATGCATCAGCGAATAGGGAAAAATGTGTAACACTAAATATTTCTAGTGAATACAAAAAAGACTATTTATATATTAGTGATTTTGGGACAGCATTTATGAAATTACTAGAAAACAATTCGCGAGGAATTTATAACATTAGTTATGGTAATGCAATTAAATATTCAGAGATAATAAATTTATTGTTAAATAAATTAGAACATAAGCCGATTGTGATATACAATGAATTATCTGAGTATTTATATGACCATGTCTTAGCTAATATAAAACTAAAATCACTTGGCTGGAGACCAAGAATAACTTTGGATAAAGGATTATCACTAGCGATAAATAATATATTAAAATGAAACAAACTTTTAAGAAACAAACTTTTAATGCAAACATTTTTGAAATTATTCGTGTACTTTCTAAAAGAAGCACTTGTCTTAGACGCCAAATTAGTTCAGTAATAACAAAAGAAAATAACATTATTTCTACGGGCTATAACGGCGCACCAAGTGGCTGTGTTCACTGTGTTGTTGTGGGTTGTCTAAGACAAAAACTAAATATTCCTTCGGGTGAACGTATGGAACTTTGTAGAGCAGGTCACGCTGAAGTGAATGCAATTGTGCAAGCAGCGAAACATGGTATATCTACGAATGGCGCAAGTATTTATACTCAATCTATTCCCTGCGGATATTGCGCAAAAGCTATTATAAATTCTGGAATAACTGATGTATACTATTTAAAAGATGATTATCCAGATAAATTAGGAATTCAACTTATTGAAGAAAGCGGAAAGGTAACATTGCATCAAATAGTTCTAAAAGAAAAACTTAAAGAAGATTTTGAATATAGGTTGCCATAAATGTATTATCTGGGAAGTAAAGAGAAATATTCAAAAATAATTAGTACTTTAAAAGATAAAACGAAGAATAGACATTTTTTGTATTGGAATAAGTTATAATGAGGATATATGAAGTCAAATTATATTTGTACAAATGTAGCATGCACAATTTGTGGTAGTAGATCAATAACGTCAGCACATAATTGTCAAGATGCTAAATTATTAGCATTGAATAGTTTCTCTAGAGATGTTGCTAATTGGAGAGAGAAAAAGGGCTTCATAACCTCTTGGGATAATATGCTAGAAAAATTATGCTTAGTTCACTCAGAAGTTTCTGAAGCTGCTGAAGCATATAGAAAAGATGAAAAAATTGCATTTAATGTTGAAATGGCTGATATTTTTATAAGGTTAATGGATATTTGTGGTACTCTAGGCATAGATATCGAAAGTGAAATAATAAACAAAATGCAATATAATAGAACAAGACCATTTAAACACGGAAAAACTAAGGGTGATGTAGTTAATGGAAAAAATCATTAATTATTATATAATATATCAGGGGGAATAAATTGGATAGTTATACTAGTTATAGTAGCATTGAACTAAAACAAGAGCCTATTTTTCTTAGATGTAAAATATGTGGTGAAGATAAGATACCCTGGCGAACTTATCAATTAGGATGCCCACCAGAATTTTGTAATGACTACAGAAAAGAAAATTCGTTAAGCAGTACAATTGATTACTCAAAGCAGAGAGCTTAGAATGGTTGAAATAAAAAGTTTATTAAGTAACGCGAATGATTCATTTAAAGGAAAGATTTTTATCGGTGATGATCCAGATTTAAAGATAAAAAAGATTTCTTCTGGAATAAAGATATTAGATGATATTCTGGGTGGTGGTGTTCCAAGAGGTCGGAGTATAGTTATAAGTGGCGAGTTTAGCACAGGTAAAACTTTTCTTACACAAAAGTTTATTGAAACGTCACAAAAAGATGGACTGTCTTGTGTTTTTATTGATGCTGAAAAAGCTGTTGATCCAGAGTGGTTTAAGATGACCGGAATTGATTTGAATAAATTAATTGTTGCAAGGCCGAACACTGGTGAAGAAGGGATAGATATGATAATACATTTTTTAAAAGAGAATGTTGATTTAATTGTATTAGATAGTCTTGCAGCTTTAGTTCCATCTAGTGAAATAAACGAAAATATGGAACAACAATTTATTGGACTTCAATCTAGATTAATAAATAAGGGTTTTAGAAAAATACTTGCAGAAAATAATAACACTGTCTTTATTGCGATTAATCAATTAAGAGAATCTATTGGAAAACTTGGAATTTTTAAATCTATGCCTGGTGGAAAAGGGCAATACTTTTTTTCTAGTATTATCTTAGAAGTTAGCAGAAAAGAGTGGATAAAAAATAAAGAAGACCAGAAAGTGGGTTTTATTATTCGATGTTTAACTTCTAAAAATAAGTTAGCTTCTCCATTTCAAACTGCAGAGATTCCATTTAATTTTATAACTGGTCAAGTAGACTACGCTTTCATACTATTTGAAGTGGCTTTAGAAATGAATTTGATTACAAAACAAAGGAATACTTATATGTATGGGGAAGTTAAATTAGGTGTTGGAAAAGACAATTCTATTTGTACTATACAACAAGACGATAAATTAATGTCTGAGCTAAGAAAAAAAGTGAATATAAAATAAAAATAATTGGAAACTTTGTTTATAATAACAGTTCTTTTATTAATAGTACTATTTGTAACGTATGTTCAGCAGCGTTGAGCATGAAATGTATAAATGGTTAGATGATTGGGTTCATTCGTGTAATTCATATTTAATACCTTCTAAAGAATTACAAGAAAAAATGAAAGTATATAGACCAAATAAACCTGTAATTTTATATAGGGCTCAAAGTATATTAAGGCCACCAAACAAAATTTTATTATCATACACATATAGTTTTGATGTAGCGCTTAGGTTTAAGTCATTTAAAGAAAATAAATTTCCAACTGAAATTATTACTAAAATGATATTTCCAGAAGATATACTTATTGATTTTACAAGAACATATTATGATTACAAAATTATTGAGCCACTTTCTGAGGTTATTGTAATAAATAGAAAAGAGTTATTACAAAATATGCAAAAGAGAAAAATAAATGTCAGATAAATATTATACAGAAAAACAACTTTTATTGGAATCCTGGATAAATGAGCTGGGATATAGAACTAATTTAGAAGTTGCTATGGAGCCTTATCAGGTCGATATTTTACTTATTGAGTGTGATGGTATATAATTACTATATAAAGCATAGGTCAAAATATTTATTTGTCAAAAGAAGAAATAAAACATAAGATTTCAGTTCTTAAGGGAATAAAATATGCTGAGAGATATGGAGTAGTTAGATCTCTAGAAATTAGAAATAAGCAAAGTAAAAGCCAAATGGGACATGCTACATATTATTGGACTGATGCGCAAAGACAAAAACAGAGATTAAAAAATTTAGGAAAAGATAATCCAAATTACGGGCATAAATGGAATGACAAACAAAAGCTAAATATGCGAAATAAATTTAAAACTAGAGTTATTAATGGTATTTCTCCCGTATTTACAAATACAAAACCACATTTAAAATTAGAAGAAATTCTTCAAGATATGGGATACCTAGTTGAGAAAGAAGTTGAATTTGGTGGCTTTTTTCTTGATTGTTATTTGCCTAAGCTTCATTTAGGTTTTGAAGCTGATGGCCCATTTCATGCTAAAAATAGAGATATGAGAAGAGATTCTTTTTTAATGGAAAAATTTAAGTTGCCCATTTTAAGAATAGAAGCTGATTTTTTAATGAAAAAAGATAACCAAGAAGTTGTTAGAAAAAATATTATTTCTTTTATTAATCTATTCTCGGAATCTAGTATTGAAAGAAAAGAATTTTGTCCTGAAAATTTATATAAAGCTACATGCACAAAAGATTTTTATAGCTGGAAGAAAGGTAAAACTTCTAAAGTTGATAAAACTACTGGGTTAAGATACTGGGTCGATATGCAAATTAGACGTTTTATTTGTCCCGCTTGTGGTAATGTTCTGTATATTTCTGAAAAAGATATTCGACAATATTGTTCACAGTCTTGTGCTTCTAAAGCGCGTGGCCCAAGAATATCTATCAAAAAATCTAAAAATGTAGCTTGTATTGGTTGTGGAATTGAATTTCTTGTTACGAAAAGCAGTAAAAGAAAATATTGTAATATTAATTGTTATCATAAGAATTCTAAATCTTGGAATACTGGATTGACAAAAAGTACTTCTGCTAAATTAACAGAAATTGGCAAAAAAATAAGTTTAGCTGAAAAGGGTGTAAAAAGAGGAAAATACGAAGACTATTTAAGTCCTGAAGAGGTTTTAATACAAAAAACTAGGATTAAGGAAAATAAATGTAAATTTTGTGGAAAATTTATGAATAGGCTGGGCGTTTGTGTTTGTAAATAATATTCTTTCAGAGCTGCAAATTGTTGTAGAATGTGAGGGTAAACAACATTATAAAAAAGCGAATGAGAAAAGAGATAAATTCTTGTTAAATGAATATGGGATATCAAAAGTTGTGCATATTAAAGCAGCTGATATAGAGAAAGCAAATAAAGAGACTGTTCAAAATATTTTAAAAAATGAACTAGAGTTTAAATAGGAGTTTATACTTGAAGCGTAATGTTGTCAGTCAAAATCTAGATGTGTATTCCAATAGACTTTATTCTGAAGATGTCTATGGCATCTATGGCATGCAGTATTCTATTCTTAGAGAAAATTTGGTTCGTAGATATCCGAACAAGGTTAATACGGAGATGTTCTTAGCTGTCCCAAAAAATATTAAAGACACTGATTTTATTTCATTATTTGCTGACTTAGAGAAGATTTCATTAAATCATTTTGGCACTTTACATACGAAATGTATGTTTTTTGAAGGGGAGTCGCATGTACTTAAGATTTCAATACAAAGAACTCATGATGATGAAGATGACGATGACGATTATACTGAAATGAGTTTTCTAGACGCTAAAAATAATATTTATTGTCTAGATTGTGTTATAGATTTTGTCCACTATGTAGATGTAGAGAATCTTTTAAAAATATTAAGAAAGTTTAATTTTGATATTACAGATAATTTGCATGCGGGTAAAGGTATTCCTATAGTGTTTGCTTCACCAAGTAAGCACGGAGTTACTTATAAAACAAGATCTTTTGATCCAATATTATTAGATGATATAAAAGTAAACTATGATTCTAAAGTTATTGAAAAAATTAACACTCTCTTAGTAGATATGAGCAGTGCGTCTCATGGTTTAGTATTAATAAACGGACCAGTGGGAACTGGAAAGAGCTATTTAATACGCTCAATTCTTACAGAAATGAAAAATAAGGGCAGAAGAGCTATTGCATGTCTTCCACCCACACAATTTTTTATTGAAGCTGATCTATTAACTAATGTAATTACTCAATTTAGAAGGTCATGCTTTGTATTTGAAGATGTTGGGGACTTAGTGTCTATTGAAGCGTCTTCTCAGTATATGGATGCTAGATCAAATTTACTAAATTTAACTGAGGGGTTTTTATCACTGTTAGCTGATTCAATTATCATAATCTCGTTTAATTATGACATTAGCAAAATTGATCCCGCAATAATTCGTCCTGGAAGATGTTTAGCACATATAGAAGTCAATAACTTATCTTATGATAAAGTTAAAGACATGATACCCTTTGATATATTGCATAGAGAATATTCTTTGGCTGAAGTGTATGAAATGAGAAGATTAAAAAAGCCAATACAGAGTTCTCACATAAAATTTGGCTTAAAAAAGTAAAAAGCTATGGAAAATAATTATTCAACTAGTATATTAGAAGTCACAAAATCTTTAGAGTCGTTATCTTTGCCAAAGGAGCCTTCTTCATTTGGTGAGAAATATGCTTTTCCTGAAGAGGTTACAAAATCTTCTTTAATTGAAATTGGTCGATGGATGTTTAAATTAGCTGCTTGGAGGTCTTATTGTTTGCGATTGTTATCTCATGAAGAATTGGAATATAATATACTGAAGAAATCATTTGACTTGGGCGTTAATAACACAGCTTTCGAATTAGAGAAAAAACAGGAGAAGAAAAGTACTAAGGACTTTCTCATTTCTAATACTATAGTAAATAATGTTGCTTTTAAAAAAGTACAAGTACAACTAATAGAAAAAGAATCTAAAATAAAAGCTTTGTTGCGTTTGTTAGATATGTACCAAATACAAGCAGATTGTATATCTAGAGAACTTACTAGGCGTGATTTAGAATTAAAAACAAGCAGGTGATTTATGAGTAAAAAATTAACTAAAGTACGTTTTGAATGGGATGATAAGTCATTTTTGGAATATTTGGGAATTGAGGCTGAAAAATGGGATAAAATGCTAGGTAGTGTTAAGGATTCTGCTAGAACTCACGGTGTAAAACCTAAATGGGAAGAACTTAAGGGGATTTGTGGGAATATAATAGAAATAGTAGAAAAAGTGTTGAAGTAAACCTTTGAGTATAAAAAATCTTCTTAAAACAATCAAAAATGAGAGCTTAAATTTTGAAACTGATAACTTTAAAAAACTTATTGATGATTCTATATTTAAGTGTCAAAAAATTAATACTCCTAAAGTTAGAACAGAGTTTTCTGCTTCTGGGATATCAGACACTGAGAGACAATTATATTTTTCTATGATTGGGTTAGAACAGGCGCCTATACCTGCGCAGACTTTAAGAAAGTTTGACAATGGCAATGATATGCATGAGCGTTATGGGGTTTATTTTGAAAATGCTAATATTTTGTCTGGCAAAGAAATAGTTGTAAAAAAAGATGAGCCGCCTATTTCAGGAAGACTAGATGCGATATTAAATATTTCTAATACATTATTTGTTTGTGAACTTAAATCTATACATTCATACGGTTTTAAACAAATATATAAAACAAAGGTGGGAAAGCCAGAGCATATATCACAATTACAAGTGTATATGGATATTACTGGTATTAATAATGGTTTGTTAGTATACGAAAATAAAGACGATCAAGAGTTTGTAGCTTTGCATTGTACTTTAGACAAAGAATTAATAAAGCAACTTTATGCTAAGTTATTTTCTGTCTTAGAATATTTAAAAATAGGCAAGCTTCCTTCTAGGTGTATTTTTTGTAGTATTTTAAAACCAAATGTTTATTGCTCGTATACAAAAATTTGTAGTTCAATGGAGAAGATAAATGAGTGAAGAAAATAAAGTTGAAGATTTTAAGCAAACAAAGAGAAAGTTTGTCGAGAGATTGGTGCAAATAGTAGATAGTATAGAACCATTTATTAGAGCTGCTGAATCTATTGATTCAAATAGTCACATTAGAACATTGACATATAAGATGATAAATGAAAATTTATCATTGCTATTGTCGAAATCTTTATTATTAGTTCATTCAACATTAGCATTACCAGAAGAAGTGAGATTGTCTGTGAATGACAAAAATATTGATAATCTAGCAAAAAGTGAGACTCAATATATTAAAGATAATTCACTTGAGATTATTGTGAAAAATAAAGAGCCAATTGTGTTTATAAATTCTCCAAACAGCAAAGAATCTATAACAGATATAAAAAATAAATTGTCTGAAAGTTTAAAGTAAATGGGCATTATATCTCCACTGTATGACTATGTTACTACAGGGGCAAATACTATGAGCGATTTGCACAATAACACAATATGTCCCACTAGGGATATTATTTTTGATCTTTCTTCAATGAATTCTAAAATTAAGATTAAGTTCACATCTTTTGAGATAGAACTTACTACTAAAGAAATTAAAGATATTTTATTTAGACTATTTCCAGAGAAAATAGCTATGAAAGTTTCGGAGAAGTAATGCCACAAAAAAGGATTAAGTGTATTTATCCTAAATGTTTGAAAAATCAAATAGCACATCAAAGTATTAATAATCTTTGCCCAGAACACACTAAAAGTTTAGAATTTTTTATTTGGGTTTTAAATAATTATAGAATTAGAACAGAAAAAGATAAAAATACTAATAGTGGTTTATGGATACCATAATAAAGCAAATTATAGGCTGTGATTACGACAGCACACAAATATCTTTTGTCGTAATAAATTTGCATAATAAAATAAAAAATTACTTTGAGATAGATTCTAAAGCTGCAACTTCAGAAGAAAGATTTATAGAACTTACTAACAAATTATATCATATAATAGATGCTGAGGATTTAATTACTGATGCGAAGTTCATAGTTGAAGGAAATATTTACTCTGTTAATCCTAGAGCTACTTTAGGACTTGCGCAAGTAAAAGGCATGATCTTAGCGACTTGTATTTATCATGGAATTCCATTCCAAGTTATTCCAGCTAAAACGTGGAAAATGAAAGTGCTCGGTAATGGTAACTCTAAAAAAGAAGATATAGCAAAATGGGTGATTAAGAAGTTTCCAGAATTAAAAGGAAAGAGTCAACATATATATGATTCTTTGTGTATTGCATTAGCGGGAAATAAAAGGGGGGATATTGAGAAATCCAAAAAGAATACCAATAATATTAGAAAAAATAAAACAAGAGTGGGAAAAAGTTCCTGATATGCGTTTGTGTCAGCTATTATCTAATATTGCGCAAATGAATTTTAAAAGAAATGATTTATTCTATTATGAAGACGCAGATTTGGAAAAAGGGATTGAATTATGGGAAAAGTTATTTATGCCAAATGAAAGCGATGTAGCTAAAGGGAACAAACATGAGTAATATTGGTTTAATAAAACGGGTAATTAAAAGAGATGGTCGTATTGTAAAATTTGATAGCAATAAAATAAATTTTGCTGTATTAAAAGCAATGACGGTTGTCAATGAAATAAATGAAGATGTGGCTAAAAAAATAACTGAAATTGTAACTAGCGAAATTAATGGACGAGAAGAAGTCCAGGTTGAAGATATTCAGGATGCTGTAGAAAAGAATCTTATAAAATTTTCAACATATAGAGTAATTAAAGAATATATTTTATACCGTGCGCAACATTCTGATATTCGCGAATATAAAGCAGCTATTAATATAGATGACGAATTAAAACTAACTCCAAATGCAGTAAGTCTTCTTGAGGGAAGGTATCTTAAGCTACTAAGCGACGGAAAAAAAGAAACACCATCACAAATGTTTAGAAGAACAGCGAAATATATTTCTTCTATAGAAAAAAGATATGGCGGAAATTCTATTAAATGGCAAAAAATATTTTATAATATGCTATCTAACCAAGTATTTTTCCCGAATATTCCATGTTTGTCTAATGCGGGGATAGAAAATTTGAATTTCTTGGCTGCATGTTATGTTTTATCACCAGAAGATTCTATTGAATCTATTTTTTCAACGGCTCGGGATTGCGCAATTATCACTAAATCTGGTGGTGGCATAGGCCTGAATTTTTCTGATTTAAGACCACGTAATGATATTGTTAAAACTACTGGGAAAGTATCCAGTGGTGTAGTAGGGTTTTTGCCCGTATTTAATTCAGTTATTGATTCTGTAAAACAGGGCGGAATGAGAAGAGGTGCAGCTCTTGCTCTTTTAAAATGTGACCATCCAGATATTATAGAATTTATAAATTGCAAGAAAGAAGAGGGCAAGTTTTCTAACTTTAATCTCTCTGTCGCTATTACAGATAAGTTTATGTCTTGTGTTTCAAAAGATACTGATTTTCCACTTATTAATCCCAGGACTAAGAAAAAAGTGGATTCAGTGCGAGCCAGATATTTATTAAATTTAATTGCACAGAGTGCCTGGGAAAGTGGTGATCCTGGTGTAGTATTCTTTGACACATACAATAAAAATAATCCAACTCCTACTTTAGGGCCAATGTATAAAAATGCTTGTATAACAGGGGATACTTTAGTTATGATAGCTGGAGATTCACCAAAACCAATAAAAGAACTACTTGGAATGGAATTTCCAGTATATTGCACTGATAATGAAGGAAAATTGGTAATTAGAAAAGCTTATAATGTTAGAAAGACTAGAGAAAATCAAAAAGTATTTAAAGTAACTCTTGATGATGGTTCTTTTGTTGAAACAACTGAAGATCACAAATTTATTTTGCAAAATAATCAGAAAGTATTATTAAAAGATTTAAATATTGGTGATTCATTAATGAGATTTGATCGAGTTAAAAGTAAATGGAATACTGTAAAATATTGGAAATCTTCTAATTGTGGGCATGCTGGAAAGGTTGAACATAGACTTCTTAGCGAATTTTATTTTGGAAGAAATTGTGATAAAAATGAAGTAATTCATCATGTAGATTATAATGGGTTAAATAATTTGAAAGATAATTTACAAATTTTAACAATAGAAGAGCATAGAAAAATTCATGATATTTCAGGAGAAAAAAATCCCTTATTTAAATTAAAATTAAGAGGCAAATTTGAAGAATACAAAAAAAGAAATTCATTTTATAATACAAAAGGAGAAAATAATCCTAGATTTGGAGTTAAATTATCCCAAGAACAAGTAGAAAAACAAAGACAAACTTTATTAAACCGGTATCAAAATGGTTTAGAGTCTCATTGTAAAGGAAAAACTAAAGAGAATTATGAACTATTAAGAATAATTTCTGAAAAATTAAAAGGTAATAAAATAGAAAGAGTTAAAATATTTTGTATTGATTGTAAAAAAATAAAAATAATAAAAGTTAATAATATTAATGGCGAATATCGTTGTAAGCATTGTGCTATAATTAATTTTAATAAAATAAATAAAACTGGAATTCCTCTTAGTTTAGAAACAAGAAAAAAAGTTAGCAACGGACTAATAAAATTTCGTAAAGAGAATTTAGAATTAGATCATCAGAATAAAATAAAAGCCGCTAAAGCTAGTTTAAAATCGAAGAAAAATAGAAAGATTAAAGACAATCATAAAGTTGTTTCAATTGAATTTTCTAAAATTGAAGATGTTTATGATCTAACGGTAGAAGAGTTTTTAAATTACGCTATAGTTACTTCAAATTCAGCTGAAAAACAAAGCGGGATTATTATCTGGGACTGTGGTGAAACGAGCTTATTACCAAATGAGCCATGTGTTCTAGGCAGTATTAACTTGACAAAATTTGTTGTAGACAATCAAATCTCTTGGCCAGCTATGCAAAAAACAATTATCAATGCGGTTCATTTTTTAGATGATGTTATTGACGCTTCAGATTATCCTTTGCCAAAAATTAAAGAAATGACAGTTGCTAATAGGAAAATAGGCCTTGGGGTAATGGGATTTGCAGATTTACTTTATATGCTTGAAATACCGTATAATTCTATGGAAGCTATTAAACTTGTAGACAAATTAATGGAGTTTGTTTATCTTGAGGCTAAAAAAGCTTCTGAACAATTAGCTAAAGAGAGAGGGAGTTTCCCAAATTTTAATATTTCAATTTATACTGATCCAATTAGGAATGCTTCATTGACTGTAATTGCGCCCACGGGAGAAATTTCTATTTTGGCTAATTGTTCTCCTGGCATAGAGCCAAACTATGGTTTAGTCTTCAAAAGAGCAACTACTTTATCTGCAAAGGAATTGATTACAGTTAATCCAATATTTGAGAGTATTGCTAAAAGAGAAGGATTTTTCTCAATCGAATTATTAGACAAAATCATAAAAAATGAAGGCCGCGCGACGGGAATAAATGAAATTCCGGAGAAATGGCAAAAGATATTCATAACAGCGTTAGAAGTGTTACCAGAAAATCATATACATATTCAAAGTAAATTCCAGGCACATGTAGATAATTCTATATCAAAAACAATTAATATGCCAAATAATTCAACTGTGTCTGATGTAGAAAAAATAATTAAAGATGCATATGATTTAAAATGTGATGGCGTCACCATATTTAGAGATGGTTGTAAAACTAAACAGGTTATGACTACGGGAGATAATTCTTGTCCTGAATGTCATATTTCGTTGGTATTCTCAGAAGGTTGTTTCCATTGTCCGTCATGTGGATGGGGAAAATGTAATATTGCATAAAAAGGTGTTTAAATGAAAATTTATTGTAACTTTGACAAGTGTAAAAATTATAAAGAGCTTGATGATATCTATCATTTTAAATATCATAAAAATTATGTTCCCATTGGTACAACGGGAGAATATTATGGCGAGTGTCTTATACAGCCTAATTTTGATGAAAAAACACACGAAGATTTGAAATTTAAAATCAAAAGAGTTATTTGTAGTAATACAGGCAATATCTTTTGTTGTAATTCTTTGGAATGTTTGTGGAATAAAGCTACCATATGCGAAAGGCATGAAATTTGTATTGATTCCAATGGATTTTGTGTTACTTATTCGGATAAGAAGATAAAAGGTCACATAGATATGATGAGATTTGTAGGGCAGGGACATTCAAATTTTTAATTTTATGCAATGATTATCGGAAATTATGACGAAGATGTATTCTTTGGTTACTTAAGTTTAGTAGCTGCAATGATACGTTTGTCTATATTAGATCTACATTCTGATAATTATGATAATAAAAGTGATGCCACTCAATTTCTAAAATCGCCATTTATTGATTATCTATGTGACGTATTAGACATTAATAAGAAAGAGTTTCAAATGAAAATTTTTAGTACTAAAAAAATATGGCATAAAAAATATGACTAATGTGAACGATGAAATTAAAAGCAAGCCTGACTATGATGTTTTAAAAGCTAAGGCTAAACTACTATATTTCAGCGGGAAGTATAAAATAGATATAGCTAATGAATTAGAAATTGCAGTTTCTACTTTGATTAGATGGATTAAAGAAGGTAATTGGCGAGCAGAAAAAATAGACTTTATAAATTCTCAAACTAAAGAAAATCTTGGCACAATTATGCGTCATGCAAATGCAGATACAGAAAACACTTTAGCAACACTGCAAATTATTAAAGATAAGATAGAAGAAGCTCTCAAAGATTCTGGGATGAAACCACACAAATTTACTGACGCGGTGGATACTTTTCTGGATACTGTTAGATTAGAAAAGCAATTGAAACAAGAAGCTTTTCAACTTACTTTTGTTACAGAGATGAGTAGAATATTGAGAGAAGAAATAGCTGATGATAATTTATGGGAAAGGATTAGAATCAGATTTGCTAAATTACTTGGATTAGATAAATACGAAAAGTCGTCAGATAAAAAATTATTGATAACAGAAGGTGTAATTGATGGGGAGGTATCACAAGTATCCTAACAAGGATTCTAATATGACAGAACTCATACATGCTGAAGAAAATTTTAAACATGCTTTAACTGTTTTATATGAAAATATGAATCAGAAGAAAGAAATTTCTTTAGAACCTGATTTGTCTTCATTAGATAACTTTATTCAAAACACTTTTTCTCTTAGTTTTCCAGAATTTGATTTTGACACTTGGCATATTCATTTAATCGCGCAAGATATTGAAGAAGCTATCGCTGAAGATAAATGGTATGTTTTGGTATTACCAAGATTTCATTTAAAATCTACTATATCTTACGCTACGGTATTATACAAAATGTTAAAAGCACGATTAAGTGATGACTTTGTCTATATTTCCTATAAAGCCGAACTAGCAACATATCACATATCAAATATAAAAAGAATCGTGGTCACTAATCCAGTACTAAGCAAATGTTTAGTCGATAGACAAAAGCAATCAAACACTAGTTTTTTATATGAAAATGGGCAAAAACAATTTAGAAGTATTTCTAGTGGAATTTTCGGTGTTAAAAGAGGTATTCATACTGGACGCTATGGCATGACTATCTGCTTAACTCCGGGAACTAGAATTTTAACTAATTCTGGATATACACATATAGAAGATATCCAAACTGGTGATATGGTTCGAACACATAAAAATAGATACAGAGAAGTCACAAATATTTTTAATAGATATATAAAAGAGCAAATAACTATATTATATTTAGACAATAATGAGATAATTGGAATTACAAAAACTCATCCAGTTTTGACAAGTGAAGGCTGGATTCCGGCGGGAGAATTGCGATTAGAAGATGATATTATGCATTCTAGAATGAAAAAAATAGTTCATACTTGGTATGAAGGATATGTATACAATCTTGAAGTAGAAGATGATAATTCATATGTTGGTAAGGGTATTATTTATCATAATTGTGATGACATTTTGGCAGATCCACAGAATCCTTTAACTTTTCCAGAATTAGATAAAATTGAAAAGTTTTATAATGCAGAAATTAGCAATATTCCTATTCCAGGTAGTTTTCTCATGGTTGTTGGAACTATACAAGATTATTCTGATCTATTGTTTAAACTTAGGGAAAATCCAAGATATAAATATCGGTATATGCCGGCGTTGAATCCAATATTAGAACAAGCAGATAAAAAAGTATTATGGGAAAAGGGATTTAGCTTAGAGAAATTAATGGAACATAAAAAAACAATTGGCGCAAAGGCTTTTGCTTCTGAATTTGAACTAGCGCCAGTGTTATCTACAGAAGCTTTTTTCTCTAGAGAAGAACTTGATAAAAACATTGATAGAAATTTATATAATATAAATATGCCCGGGTGGTAAGTTTAAAAATGAGTAATTTTTGGATAGAAACTTTTACTGGAAAAAGATTTGATTTCATTGATCTAGAAAGCAATGAAATAGATATAACAGACATTGCGCATGCTTTAAGTTTGTCTTGCAGATTTAATGGACACTGCAATAAATTTTATAGTGTTGCTGAGCATTCTGTAAGAGTGTCCGATATATTGGAAACAAAAGTACAGAAATTAGCTGGATTATTGCATGATGCTAGTGAAGCATATTTATCAGATATTACTCGTCCCTTTAAATCTCTGTTTCCAGAATATAAAGTATATGAGAGAAAAATACAAGATTACATATATCTTACTTTTGGCGTGTCTTCTCTTCTTTCGTCAAGACGACATAATTATCTATTTGATGACAGAATAATAAAAAGAGCTGATAATATCTTATTAGCTACTGAAGCTAGAGATTTGATGTCTCAAAGTAATATGTGGAATTTATTTGAAGAACCCTTAGTAGATAAAATAGTTTCGGCTACTTCTGAGAAAGCTGAAGAAAATTTTTTATTTAATTTTTATAAATTAACTGAAAGATGAAATATTTTACTGATGGCGCCGGAAAAGGAAAAAATAACTTTGGAAGATGTGCTTTTGTAAGAGAAGATGGCTATCAAAAAATTGAAGAATTTAATAGAATACAAACTAGCAACGAAGCTGAATATCTGGGTATCATATTAGCTTTAGAAGATGCATTAAAGAATAAATACATTTCTACTGAAATATACTCTGACAGCCTTTTAATAGTAAATCAATTAAATAAAAAATATAGATTAACAAGAGTAAATTTAGCAAAGTTAGCAAAAATAATTTGGGAAAAATATCCGGAAATTAATAAATCTTTTATTTGGGTTTCTAGAAAAGAAAATGAAGCTGGCAAATTATTAGAAAAAGCTAAGAAGGAAAACTTAAATGAAATGTGAAAGTTGCGGGAAAAATAGTAAAAACTATAAAAACATAAATACTTTAAAAAGTCATATACACAACTTTCACAAAGTAAATTTTTCTGAAAAACACTTAATCTGTGCATTTCCGACAATAATTAATGCTACAATTGTTAAGCCAAATATTATAAATAAGACTAAAATTCAAAAACTAGGTTTAGTTAAGAACTATATATTCTTTGCTATATGCTTATTTTTTATTATATTTGTTATTTATTATATATGGAGATAAATGCAGGATGGACAAAAGGTTAAGTCATTGGTTTTAAGATTAAATGTTTTGTGAAAATTGTAATATTTTAAATAACACACAATTCTCACTTCTGCTACAAAGTTATGATAAATAAAGTAGGTCCAGTTGTAGCTGGGGTAGACATTGGTAAAAAACGTTCGCCCTCACATATTTCTGTATTCGAATGCATGGATAATATTTTAACTCAAATTCATCAGAAATTTTTAGATGGATGGGATTACACTCGTCAAGTAGAATACTTTATAGAGGCGATTGAATTTTTCAAGATAGACTATTTATATTATGATAATACTAGAGGTGAAATGGAAGAGCGGCATTTGCCTCAAAGAATTTGCATTCCAATAGTGCTTTCTGAAGTGAACAAAAGAAGAATGGCTAATTCATTTTCAAAATTAATAGAACAAAAAAAAATAAGATTGTTGTCTGATGACAGGTTTGAAAAACAGATATTGTGTGTACGAAATGACTTACATGCTCCTGAAACTCCAATGGGACACGGAGACAGCTTCTTTTCAGTAATGTTAGCAATAGCAGCATATGAAGACCATTTTGGAGCTCTATCTAGAGAAAACTCTAGAGTTATAAATTTATCTTCTTTTGTGAGCTCTAAAGAAGAGGTTAAGAATAATGCATCACGGAATGATATTTCTATTTTTGGAAAAATAGAAATTAAGAATAAGTGTATTTTTTGTGGAAAAGTGGGTTATATAGAACAAAAGCAAGGTGGCGGAAGATTTTGTGGTTATTGTCTTACAAATTTTTAAGGATAAAAAATGAAATATACGGCCCAATTTGATGAGAGAACTAATGTATGGCGGATAGTAGATTTAGAACATGATTCTATAAAGATACTACATCCAGATGAAGACATTCCAGACGGAACACCTGGCATGCTTGTGTTAGACAATTTAGCTGTAGACGCATTAGTTTCTGCTGTAAAGAAAAGATTCCCTGGAAAGTTTCAAGTGATGCAGATAGGCCCTAGAGATGAAAATAGAAAAGTAAAAGATTTAATTGTTAAACTTGTTGCAGAAAGCCCAACGACTGAACTTCTTCTAGTGAAAACTTTGGTTTTAGAATCATTGATGAAAAAATTGCAAGAATAAGATAAGATTGAAAATTAAATTTAAGAGTAAAATAGGTCCTCGTCCAATGTGTCAGATATGTTTCAAAAATAGAAATCAGATTAATTCCAAAGGCACAGATTGGAAATATCTTTACGGACATTATTATTGTCCACTACATTCTAAAAAAGAAATAACTAAATTTGTAATGCTTGTATTATTAGAGAAATGAAAGATTTTGTTCCAGAATTTTTTGCGTCTACAGGATGTTGTATTTGCAACAAGAGATTAGAAAAAACATGGCGCGGTAAAGAAATAAACGGAAACAATTTATTAGAATTTGCTTTAAAAAATAATTGGATTGTATTGCGAAATTATGATTTTTATTGCTCTGAACATAATATGGGTGAGATAGATAAGTTTCTAATGGTTAAATTGCTGGAGAAATAATTGATTTGTTTTTATCATATAGACCTTGACGGTGAATGTTCTGCTGCTATAGTATACAAGGCTAAAAATAAGCTTGGTAAGTATATTCCAGTAAATTATGACAAGAAATTTCCACTAGATATAATTTCTCTTAATGAGGAAGTGATATTAGTTGACTATAATTTTGATAAAGATGAAGACTTTGAAAGTTTGAAGAGCATAACAAAAAATATTGTCCTTATAGACCATCATTTAAAGTCTGTAGATTCTAAATTTGATAATATTAAGGGAATAAGAAGAACAGATAAAGCTGGATGTGAATTAACTTGGGAATATTTTTTTCCTACGGTTAAAGTTCCAAAAGCTGTAGAACTTATTGGTGATTTTGATACGTGGAAGTTTAAATACGGAGAATATACTAAACAATTTCAGGCGGGTTTAAAAATAAAAGATACTTGTCCTGAAAGTGATATTTGGAATCTTTTATTTGCTCTGAGTGAACATAATAACCTTGTAGATGAGACTGTAAAGCAGGGGGTTATTATTAATGAATATATGCAAGTTAATAATAAACGCCTAATTGATAATTTAGCTTTTGTGACGAGATTTGAAGGATATAAATGTATTGCATGTAATATAGCTTTTACGGGTGCAATGGTTTTTGATTCTCTAAAAGAAGATTTTGACATTAAAATAATTTTTTATTTTAATGGGCGTGTGTATAATATTTCTTTATACACTGAAAAAAATGATATAGATGTAAATAGAATTGCTAATAAGTACGGTGGTGGTGGGCATAAGAAAGCTGCAGGTTTTCAAATAGAAATATTGCCTTTTAAAAAGTAATGCGGAAGTGGGTTTGTAAGACATGTGGCAAAAGAGGCGTTTGTTTAGATGCAGCTAAAACTGAATTGATCGTTGATATCGTTAAAGCTATGGATAATGGTTACTTTGAGGTTTTTTATTGTATGTCAGAAGGGCATCATACTAAAATATCTCGAATGACGATTAAAGAAAAAGCTATTTATTTATTGGAGAAATAGTATTATGTTAAATTATGAATTCTTAGACATATTAAAATCTGTAGACATAGAAGATATAACGGATAGCGCAGAGAAAACAGCTACAACAGGGGGCTTAAAGCAGGGTGTCAATAAAAGTAAACGCGTTATACTAAGTGATGACAAAGAGTATATTCTAAAGTTGGGTAGAGATGAGCATATTTCTAAATGGAGGCTAGTTCCAAAGAATGAATTATATAAAAGAGAAGTTGTTGCTTTTAAAATAGATGGAATTTTAGGTTGGGATATAGTTCCGTTTACTAAATTAGTTAAAGTTGACGGAAATCCGGGTAGCGCTCAAGAATGGATAGATGAAGCTGTTCATATAAAAAATATAGATGAATTCGTGGACAATTTA